CACGGTCTGCACGGCGTCATCGACAAAGGCCAGCAGCGCCACCGGCGCGGCGGTGCCGCGCACAGCGGTGACCTGCTCGCCGAGCACGGCGAGCAGGTCACGGGTGGGCTGCTGGAAGTCGTCGAGGCCCATGGCTTACGCGGTGATCGCATCCTTCATCGCCGAGAAGCTCTCGGCGTGCCGCACCGCCGTGTCCACGTCCTGGAACGCGCGGACGATGACGGAGCCGGTGTCGCCGCTGCTGTACGGGTCCACCTGCAGCTCCAGGCCGCCCCACATGCCGATGATCAGGTCGGCGAAGTTGCCGAAGATGATGCTCGACAGGTTGGTGCCGGTGCCCTCGGTGCCGTTGCTGGGCACGGCGTTGGTGACGGCCGCCTGGTAGCCGTTGAGCGGCGTGTCGCCCTTCTCCCAGATGGCGTCGCCGCCCGGGTTGGTGGTGAACTTCTGGATGCTCTTGAGCTTGCCGCGCACGGCCGCGTTGGTGAGGTAACCCAGCGTGCCCACGTCGGCGTTGGCCACCGCCACGGCGGTTTCCAGCGCCACGATGTTGGCCCAGCTGGGCACCGCGCCGTTGGTGCCACCCACCACGCTGCCGATGCCCGACACGTTGAGGATGCCGAGCGGCGTCGGCGCGGTGCCGCTGCCGTTGATGGCGGCCTGCTGGATGCCAAGGCCCATCACGGTGGCGAGGTCGTTGCGCACGAAGCCCTCGACGTCCAGCGAGCTCTGCAGCAGCAGCTTGCGGCTGATCTGCGTCTTGGCGCAGCCCGTCTGCGGGCTCATGGGCACCTGGTCGAACGTCTGGTTGCTGGACGTGGCCGAACCGCTCTCGCCCACCCAGTAGAACGTGGCGCCGCCGCTCTGGCGCGGCACGGCGATGTTGCCCACCAGGCCGGTGAGGAACTGCGCGCCCAGACGGTTGATCACCATCTTGTTGCGCAGCAGGTCGATGAAGCTGCCGGTGAGCAGGTTGGTGGCCACCAGGTTGCCGCCCTTGCCGGCGGTGCCCACCACCAGGTCATCGGCGCGCGCGCTGAGCACGTCGTACGGCACCAGCAGGCCCTTGACGCCGCGGCCCTGTTTGTCGGCGGCGGCGCGGCTGACCTCGTACTCGAACGCCGCGGACTCGCGGGCGCCGGCGTCGGTGGGGTTGGCCAGCGCGTTGAGCGCGCGCACCACGCTGTAGCGCTTGATGTCGCGCTCGGTCATGCCGATGTTGGCGCCCGGCTGCGGCGCGGTGGTGACCTTTTCCAGCGCCTTGGCGCGGAACTGATCCATGGTCCAGCCGCTGCGGATGGCTTCGCTGGCGATCTCGCGCACGCCGTCGTACTTGGCGAGCTGGTCGGCGCCGGCGGTGATGTCGGCGATGCGCTTGCGCTCGGTTTCGGCGCCGCTGCGCTGGGCGTCGGCGGTGAGACGGGCGGTGTCGATGACGGGCGCCGCCGCGGCGGGGGCCTGTGCGGCCTGGGTGGCTTCGGGATTCATGGTTCGGGTCTCCGGGTGCATGGGGTGGTCGGTGGCACTGCGGCCCACGCCGACGCTGGGGTCGGCCGGCACGCTCACCATCGAGATTTCGTAGGGCTGCCAGCGGGTGACGCGATAGGTGTCGTCGTCGTCGTCGCTGATGGTTTCGAGGACGGCCTCGAGGATGCGGTACCCCACGGACACGTTCTGGCGGATGCCATCCACCACGTCCTGGAATACCTCGCTGGCGCGCGCGCTTTTGCCAAAGCGCACCACGGCACGGGCCACCCGGTCCGCACCGATCTGCACCGATTCGATCACGCCCACCTGGTCGGTGACGTCGTGGTCCATGAGCACGGCGCCGCCGCTGCGCAGGCGGTCGGTGTCCATGGCGCCGGGCGAAAGATCGAGGATCTCGTTGCCCCACCAGCGTTGCACTGGCGTTTCGCTGGCAAAGGCCAGGGTAACGGTGCGCGCGGCTTCGTCGATGGCACCGTCGCGCTGCGCGTCGATGCGCAGGAAGCGCTCGCCGGTGGTGCCGGGCTTGAGATCGTCGGGGAGCTTGCGCGTGGTCATGGGGCGACTTTCCATGCTGGAAGGGAAACGGATAAGGCAAACGGTTTCCGTCAGGCGCTGCCCTTGCCGGCCTGCACCTTGTCGTTGGTGCCACCGTCGCTGCCGCTGTCTTTCACGGCGCTGGCTACGGTGCCGGTAGGCGCCGTGGTGCCGGTGAGCGTGACGCCCTTGGCCTTGAGCAGCTCCTGGAAGCGCGCGAGGTCGTCGATAACTTCCTCGATGTCACGGCCGGTTTGCGCGGCGACCTGCTGCGGGCTGGTGAGGCCGTTTTCGATGGCCAGCACGTTGGCGGCCATGTCCTTGAGCGGGTCGACCCACTGCCAGCGCCGGCCCTGCCACTGGTGGTCGACGAACTTGGCTTTCTTGGCCAGCGGCAGCGCGCTGCCGTTGGGCAGCAGCACGGCGCCGCGCAGCAGGGCCATGTCCAGCCAGTCCTCGTACACGGGCACCAGCAGCGTGGTGATGAGCCAGCGCTGCACGGCCATCCACATGTCGCGCTCTTCGAGCGTGCCGGCGCGGATGCTGGAGAAATTGACGTTCTCCAGGTCGTTGGCGAGGCTGTGGTAGCTGCATCCGATGGCGCTGGAAATGCCGCGCAGCGCGGCCTTGCAGAACGCGTCGAACTGCGCGTGCGGGTAATCCGGGTGGAAGCCCTCGAACTTGTAGCCGGGCGGCAGCGTTTCGAACGTGCCCGGCGCGGCCCATCTGGCTAGCACCGACGCGCGCCGCGATGACGGCCGCCTCGCGGTAGCCGTTGAGGTCGTTGAGGCGGCGCATGGCGGGGTGCACCCACGGGATGCCGCGGCGCTGCTCGTCGGCGATGGGGATGAAGCCGTGGAAGATCTCGTCGGCCGGAACACGCTCCCGCACGCGGCTGACGTTGGGCGATTCGGTGGGGTGGCGATCCCACAGGTGGTAGGCGACGGGCTTGCCCCAGGTGTCGACCTCCACGCCCATGATGACGGCGTTGCGGCCGTTGGCGGGATAGATGTTGTACTGGGTGTCGAGGCGATCGACGTCCAGCGGCTGCAGTTGGTAGCCGAAGGTGCCAGCGCCCGCGCCACGCCGCTTGCGGATGAGGAACTCGCCATCGCGCGCCAGCGACAGCGCCACGCCCGCGCAGATGTCGGGGAAACTGCGCTTGCCCACGACGTCGCACTGCTCCGGCCGCGACCACTGCCAGAACGCGGATTCGAGCGCGCGGTTGGCGTAGTCGTCCAGCTTGCCGCCGGGATCCTTCGCGCGCACCTGCAGCTGGAAGCCCTCGGGGCCCACCACGTTGCTTTTGACCACGGCGCCGAAGCGCGCGGCGTACTCGTTGTTCTTGAACAGATCGCGGCTGCGGGCGCGCAGGCGGTCCAGATCGGTGCGCAGCTCGGCGTCGATGGCCCAGTTGGTGGTGAACCAGCTGGCGGTGAGGCGGTTGATCTGCGCGCCGTCGAACGCGCGCGAGGCGCTGCGAGGTGCCGTGGGCTTGATGGCCTGCGTGAACGCGGCCATGCGCGCTTCGCTCATGGGCCGGCGGCGCGGTGCGCTGGCGCCGAACATCAGAACTGCACCAGGGTGCGGGTGCCGCCGGTGCGGCCGTCCGCCGAGGCCTGCTCCTGGTTCACCAGCAGCTGGTAGCGGCTCTGCAGCTTGAGCAGGTCGGCAAGCGGGTAATAACTGATCTTGCGGCCGTTGATTTCCATGCTGCCGGCCACCGGCGCCTTGCTCTCCAGCCAGGTGTTGATGGCGTCGAGCATCTTTTGCGCGTGGCTGCGCGTGTCGAGGCCGGGCGATGCGCCCACCAGGTTGGGCGCGATGGTGAGCGCGAACGTGCGCAGGGTGATGCGCTGCAAGCCGGTGGGGTTGGTGATGTATTCCTGCGCCTGGTACTTGCCGGGCGCCCAGCCCGCGGTGGTGGCGGCGTCCACCGAGACGGCGTAGTCCTCGCCGCTGGCGGTACCGTCGATGGTGTAGATGGCGGTGGCGCCCAGCAGCGTGTAATGCAGCACCCAGCCGTCGGTGGCGGGGTAGTC